GCCAGGGAGAAAATCTCTTCCTTTTCCTCACACTATTTAGTAAAAATGAATATTGGAGTTTTGGATCGAGATGAGAGTTCTTGTTCATTTCATTCGCGAACAGAACTGTATCAAGATGACCAGACATACATCTGTTCACAATGTATGCAGGAAATTTTTCAGAAGGATCTTCATCAATCAGATTCTTCTTTGTCATGTTGATTGAGTTCAACCAATCTTTCAATTCGTATGTCATCGTATAATTTGAATGTCGTCAGTTTCAGTCCAGAGTTCTACCTTGGTTCTAAACCGTCCCTCTGCTTTTAGTTTTTCGTAGCGTCTGGTTGCTTTCTTCTTCCACCAAGCAATGATATTATCAAGATAAAACTTGTCATAGTTTGGACCAGGAAGCAGAGTATCCTGTTCGCCAAGAATGACCTCACGGACATTTGAATATCCGTAGTCAGTCATATAGAATCTCTTCTTCTGCGTCAGATTAAAAGCAGTAGATATAACATCGTTGAACTGACTTAACTTATCTGGATCTTGAAGAGAGTTCTTAATGATGGAAATCATTTTTGTTTGACGCTTCATCTTCTTAGAAGATGCTTTATTGTCAGTCAAAGGTGTATTATTATTCAGTCTCGTAAACTCATTATGAAGTTTATGAAACTGCTTGTCATGCATGAGTGGAAGGAACTTACTTTCAGTGAGTCCTCTGAATCTCATGAATGGTTTGAGACCATCATACTGTGAGCATGTGGTAGCAGACCCATAGAGAGAGGTTGTCTCGAAGAGACCAATATCTTTCTCGAATACATCATTGACTGTCTCACGGGCGAAGTGAGAGCAGCACAAGAGTGCAAGCAACTTGCCACCCAAATAGTTATATCCAAACGGTTGTGATGGAACGATTACGAATCCCATCGCAGAGTGACGATTGAATATAGTCAGATCAGGTGCCTTACCCAACCAGAGGTTTCTAGGTTTAGAGTTGATGATTGGGGAACCAAATCGAATAAACCCTACAACTTTCTTGGTGTTCTTTTCATACACCATCCATCTCAGTTCACGCCCAGGAATATTTGCTTCGTTGTTCAGAGAAGAAACTGCTTTCAAAAGATTGACATAGTGTTCCTGTGGAACAGAGTTCTGAAAGCGATTGCCCACGAACTTGATGTCAAATTCCATATCCTGAGGATGAATGTCTTCATTGAAGAACTCATCTTCAAGAGACACAAGAGATGAGTAGGAAGAGATAACCTCTTTCTTGACAAACCTCAAGTAGTCTTCAATATTACTAAAGTGGGAGAAATAGTTTATAAACTCATCAGCTGCCCACTGTGCAACTTCTTCAGATACGATCATAAAATAAGTTTCTTATCAGGAGTGGTGATACCACCAAACATTTCACTATACTTGTTTTTCACTGTAGCGTCAACTTCAGCGATATAAACAACATGAGTCTTTGATACCGTAATGTCAGGATTAAGTTTATCAATTACAGTTGCCCAAGGAGCAAATCCAATGCTCTGAGGATTGGGAAGGCACACAAGTCCATTCCTTACAGTGATAAATTCAGAAGACTCTTCTACGAGTTCTGCTACCACTTCTTCACCAGTGATGATACGAATAAGTTTTACATTCATTTGAAATTACACTCCACCATGATTTCTGTCATCGCCGCCAAAAGATTAATTTCCTGATCGGCAACGAAGGCAGACTGATACTGATACTTAGCAACAATGAGGACAGCAGCAGCAATGCTAGGACCGTCCAAAACTTCGTAAAGAGCATCGTAAGTACGACGCAGAAGTACATTAGGATCATTATCCAGATTAGAAACGATCCACTTACGAACTTCAGGGAAGTTCTTTTCTTTAAGGTTCTTAACAAGGTCATTTACCGCAACATCCGAGAACGACGCAAGAATCCCCGAATCAATCGCACCACCCACGGAGTATCGCTGACACTCGTTAAGGACTCGACGCCAGTCGGGGAAGTGCTTGTTGATAAGTTCGACAAGTACTTTTGTGTCGTACTGAATTCCTTCCCCGTCAAGGATTTCTTGAAGTCGAGTGAAGAAACCGTGGGCAATCTTTGGTCGCTCCTTTCCTTTGATTCCGAACTCAACGACGGTACAACGGGAATGGAGGGGTTCAAGGATTTTGTTTTTGTAGTTACAGGTAAAGATGAACCTGCAGTTACCAGCAAACTCCTCAATAAACGCCCGTAGGCAGAGTTGTACATCATTGGAGGTGTTATCTGCCTCATCAATGATGATGACTTTGTGCTTTGCAGTTGAAGCAAGCGAGACGGTCGAAGCGAAGTTCTTCGCATTGTTTCGGACAGTATCCAAGAACCGCCCTTCATCGGATCCATTGATGACATAACAATCAACTCCCAGTTCGTTGCATAGTGCTTTGGCAACCGTGGTCTTACCAATACCAGGAGGACCTGCCAGAAGCATATTTGGAATCTCACCCCTATTTAGAAAGTCCTGAAACATTTTTTTGGTTGCTTCAGGAAGGATGCATTCCTCAATAGTTTTGGGACGATACTTCTCAACCCAAATAAAATCACTCATAATCAAATCCAATTAGGTTTACGCTCAGGTTTACGAAGGTAGTTGTCCTTCACCCAAGGTTTGGAAGCAATGTACCTTTTATATGCAGTAAAGGTATCAATGCTATCATCATATTTGAACTCATCTGGCATAGCGCGAGAAAAGTCCGTCGCCATAGAATAGCATACAATTGCTTTGTCTGCTTTGCGATGAAATATTCTCTTTGCTTCAAATAGAGTTTTTGTGCAAGAATGCACTTTGCCATATCGTACTCGATACTCACTTGCCAATGCACATCCGTGTTGAATCAACCAAGCAGTGTTGTAATGATTCTCTCCCGCCCACTTAGTAGAAGGATGATTACGGAATGCTCCCTTTGTGGTTGCATAATATCCACCATCCTTTTTAGGAAGTGGTGCCCAATCATAATACCACTTGGAGAAAATGATAGAGAGCATTTGACAGCACTCTAGAGGCATTTTGACAATGTGCTTGTCAGGGAGAACCTTTGCCGAAAGATATGGCGAAGGATCGGATGCGAAGATGTTCATGATGCAAGTTTACTAATACCAATAGTGGTCAAGAAACCAAGCATGATAACCATGTCCCACATCTTGTACTTTACAAAGTATGGAATGGTTACTGAATCGGCAACTAGGTGTACCACCACACCTAGTTTAGCATCGATGTGCAGGACGACAAAATAGGAAACAACAATTAATATGCTTCCCAGAATCCTGAGATACTCAAGGATCTTATCCGAAGGTGGAGTCGGGTTCGAGGGCGATAAAGTAGGTGAGATTGTAGTTGGTATTGACAAATCGCGAGAGGAGTTTTTCCGAGATAACAACTTCATAGGTTCCAGGAAGAATCTTGATGTTCTCAACCTTGAAGTTGAGTGAGAATTCAGCATCAGTCGTTCCGACATTAATTGAATACTCGTTAGAAGTATCGTTCTTCTTATCGCGAACAACCAGTTTGACCACACCTGCTTCACCAACAGCACACAGATCAGGCAGTTGATATACAGCAGATGCTTTCATCAGAGAAGCAAGTTGATCGCTATCAAGACTGAAGCAAACATCTTCTGTTGGCAGAGCGATAGACTTCTCTGGAGGTGCAACAACAACACTAGGATCAGCAAAGAAGTATTTGGTCTTGCGGTCTTTGCCCTCACGAATTGTCAGGTTGGAGTCAGTAGTAAACTCAATCTGAGGATTAGTGTAGAGTGAGACACCATTGAGGAACTGAACGAGATCGTAGATAGCAAAGTCTTTCGGAAACTCTTCTTCAACCTCGGCCTCTGCAAGGATATTCTTCATCACAGACATTGTGCGAAGTTTGTTGCCCTTCTTGAAGAGGATGGACTGGTTGATACCAGCAAAGTTCTTGAGCAGGTTGACAGTTTTTTCAGAAAGTTTCATAGGTTCCCTTAGTTTCATTATGAAGACCAGCAAAGTGGTACAGAAGAATGCAATAGTGAATTGCCTTCAAGATATCTTGCTTTGACTTACCGTTTTTCTTGCCAAAGCGAGACAAGTATTTGATTGCATTAGATCGGCAGAATGGTTCTGCATCACCAATGCTCTCGATAAGGTCAAGAGTTTGAGTCTTGGATTGTTTGGATGTATAGTGGGCGTTGTATGTACTGGAAAGATACTCACGAATTTCTTTAAGTGTGAGATCTTCTTCGTACTGCCAGAATCCATTCCTTGAAAGTGCATCAAGATTCAAATTGATCTCATTACCCTCAAATGGATCCTCACGATTGGGATCATTGCGATCATGGTCGTAATAATGTGAAGAGTGTTCAGTCATAAGTTCATCATACAATAGTGCCCAAGCATTAGTCATTATATCATTCAGCAGTGTTTGTGTCAACGCTATCTTCGGAAGGCATCACAAAGTCAGCATCAACTTTGTCATAAAGTTCCATAAATGCAGTTTTAGTTTCATCATCAAATCGAGCAGTACAAACATCAATTGCTTTACCTTTGTTACCAAAGATACTGTAAGCACGGATAATGT